TCTGTGTAACTAGTTAGGTATCCAGCAGTAGAGTGATCGCCCCAACCGTATGCAGTATCCCAGTTGGTTTGGCTTGTCGTTGTTGGTATTGAGTAGCCTGCCGTGAAAGTTAGCGCCAGCGTACCGCTTGTGGTGACGGGCGAGCCTGAAACGGTAAGGCCAGTTGGCGCACTCAACCCTACGCTAGTTACCGTGCCACCGCCGCCAGCGCCGCCAACATCTATCCAGTCGTAATCCCCGTTTGTGTAGCTAAGGATCTGTCCGCTAGTGGCAGTAGAAATATTAAGATGGGCATCGACATCAGAGTTTGAATAAGAGCTAATGCCGTCTGCGCCCCTAAGATCGCCAGTGGTGAAGCCAAGCCCATCGTTAGAGGTAAAAGTAACAACACCAGTAGACGCATTGTAACTACCACCAGTAAATCCCAGGCCATCAGCACCAGCGGAGCCAGTGGCTCCAGTCTCGCCCTGTATGCCCTGTATTCCTTGAATACCCTGAATACCTTGTGGGCCAGTATCGCCAGTGTCACCTTTTGGGCCAGTGGCTCCAGTCTCACCCTGAATGCCTTGTATGCCTTGTGGCCCTGTTTCACCCTGAATACCCTGTGGCCCTTGTGGGCCTGTAGCTCCCGTTGCACCAGTCGCACCAGTCGCACCAGTCGCGCCAACAGGGATGCCAAAGCTCATCGTATAGGTAGCATCGTTGTAAGATACTGTAGCTGATGCGCCTTCGGATAGGGTTGATGCCTCTACAACGAGGCTTGTATTAAAGTTTACAGTTGCAGCTTCAGCGGCCTCAGCGTTTGTTTCTGCTAGCTCGGCAGCAGCCTGGGCAGCTAAGGCAGCATTCTTGGCTGATAAGGCAGAGGCAGCACTAGTAGAAGCCCCAGACGCGCTTGCAGCGGATTGAGTCGCAGAAGCCTCGGCAGCAGTGGCAGAAGCCTCAGCAGCACTGGCAAATCCAGCCACATTATCAAGATCAGAACTGCCGTCCATTCCAGCTTCTTGAGTCCAATCAGTCGTAGCCATTATTTATTCCTCAAAACTAATGGGCCTGAGTACAATGCTGCCTCAGACTCTTGATTTGCTTTAGCCACGGCCTCGCCGTACAACTGCGCCCAAACTGCTACGCGATCATCAGCGTTCAAATAGGAAGCCGCCTGCATTAAGGAACCGTAAAGGTAAATATCTGGATAGTAAGTAAGCAGCCAGTTACTATCAGCCTCAGCAGATAGGTTCGGTATCTTGGCGTAATAAACCAGGGTTAATGGATAGTCATCGTCAGGTGCTGGTGTAAACTCAATCTGTCCTGAATTGATCGTATACACAACGGGTTCGCCAGAGATCCCAGCAGCAAAACGCTTCCTACGGTTTATCTCGCCAATTGATGAAAACTCAAGCGTCTTTTCGCCCTGGGCGGTATCAATGTAAAAATTAATTGGCTGCAAGAAGTCGCCTGGTAGGTTTTCAAACTGCTCATTAAGCGTTGTGGTGATCCTGCGCTGCTGTCTCCAGTGCCGCAAATCGCGCACTATCTTAGACTCAGCCAATCTAATTAATTCTGGAATAATTCCATCAATATCTGGCCTGTTAAGCCAATCAGCAATTACAGCCTGTAACCCGTCATAGTTAGCAAATCCAGAGTCTGCGTCTGGCCTGCGAACCTCAGACAGTGCCGCCTCATACTTCGCCTGCCATAGTACGCTGCGCTCATCATTGCCCAAATACGGTGATGCTTCAGCAAGCGCGCCGAACAAATAAACATCTGGGTGATTCGTTAAAACCCAGTTGGTTGTGTTTGACACAGAAAGAGAGTCAATATCTCTGATTCTGCGTTTAATCCGCGCCTCTGCAAGGGTGATAAATTCTGGTATAGAGTCATCTATATCTGGTCTATTAAGCCAGTCCGCAACAGCGGCCTTTAGACCCGCGTAATCGCTAAGCCCTGTGTCGGTATCTGGACGCCTTACCTCTAATAATGCGGCATCATACTTCGCTTGCCACAATGGGATTCGCTCATCATTTCCAATGTACGGAATTGCTTCCACGAGCGATCCAAATAGGTACACATCTGGATGATTGGTTAGCATCCAGTTGGTAGCTGCCACCTCCGTTAGCGCGGTTATATCTCGGACTCGGCGCTTTATTCTGGACTCAGCTAATTGGATGAAATCTGGTATGGCATCATCTAAGTCATAACGCTCTAGCCAATCAGCTATAGCCGCCTTTAGCCCGTTGTAGTTGTTTAAGTTAACGCCAGACTTCGGCTTTCGTATCTTTGATATTTCAGCCTCGTACAGTGTTCGCCAAACCTGGATGCGCTCATCAGCGCCAAGATAAGGAGAGGCTTCAGATAGCGAGCCATAAAGATATAAGTCTGGGTGATTTTGTAGTATCCAGTTTGTGCTAGATGCATTTGATAACGCAGAAACGCCATCGAATTTTCTAAATAACTTAGCCTCAGATAGCTTGATTAGCTGAGGTATAACAGAATCTAGGTCTGCACGGCCAAGCCAGTCACTGACGGCTAGCTTTAAACCAGCATAATCATCAAAGTCTGCGTTATTAAAAGAGCCTCTAAGCGTACCCACTGCCGCCGCGTATAGCTGCGCCCACACCGTTACTCGCTGATCTTCATGGAGGTATGGAGCCGCCTCCATAAGAGCGCCGTATAGATACACATCAGGATAGCTAGTGAGTATCCAGTTGGAAGTGTTTGAATCAGTCAGTGGACTAAAGTCTTTATATCTACGCTTTAACTTCGCTTCAGTTAAATCAATGAACGTAGGTATAACCGCAGTTAAGTCTTCTCTGTTGAGGAAGTCTGCAACAGATGACTGCAACTGTGCGTAAGTTGTAATAGCCATGATTTAGCCCTTCTTTGGCTTCTTAGCCGTTTTAGCGGCCTTTTTGAACGCTTTGGCTGTAGGTGCGCCCTTTGATCCAGGCTTACGCATCTTTTCGCCAGATCCCGCCTTTATGCGCTTACGCTTGGCGTGGATGTTGTCGTAGAGACCCTTACTTGGCATAGCCCTTTCCCTTGCTGGGCTTTGATGCTCCCATACACTTACCTGCCTTCTTGCACTTTGCTGGTGTAGGACATCCTTTGCATGGCTTCATTTGCTTTTCCTCGATTTAGCGCCAGAACACTTCCAGCGTTTACGTGATAGTCTTAATGGCGAGTTGGGATCTTTAGCCGCCTTGGGATGATCCCTCATCTGACCCGCAGATCGAGCGCAGTAGGAATCACCCTTTGACGTACCAGGCTTAACGCTCGCGCCCTTCTGCCCATATGAGACCTTCTTGCCGCTTGCAGTGCGCTTAACTTTTGCCTTGCCTTTTGCTGGTTTCATATCGGTGACCCAAGCTGCATGATTAAATTCCACAGAGTAGCCGCCTCTGGGCTTCCGGTTCTGTCTAATACCGCATTACCACTCTGCATGGCCGTCTCTTCTATCGGCTGGCGTATCTGCTTCACAGCCTCATTTACAGCCGTATCCAAGCCCTCACCAGCTAACAATCCACCACCCAAACGAGACAGCCCCAGATACCCTCTGTACGGCATTTCTAGGGCGTTAAATGCTTGGTCTATGTAACTAGGCTGAGTTGCAGCTATCGTCGCTCCTGTGCCGCCTGCTGCGGTTCCTGCGAGCAATCCAGTGTCTGCTGCGCCACGCTCTGCGATCCTGATCGGCTTGTCATCAAAAATAACGTAGTTGCGAGTGCCTTCACCCGCAGATCGGCTGTTGCCGTCAAGGTATTGGATGCCTTTAATGCCAAGCTCATTAAGCTGGGCTGATGCCTCTGGGCCGTTTATCGTGCCTCGATTTAGCCCCTGAACGCTTTTAGCCCACTCAGTAGGAGATGCCAGTGAGTTATAAAATTCCTGACCAGTCATGCGAGACATCATCTCATCGCCATATGGGGCAAACCGCCCCTGATGATAAGGATCAAGCCAAGATATAACTTTCTCTATAGCAGGGATCTCGTCAAGCGAGTCGGCCATTGCCGTCCAATGCGTCATTTCTCCATTGTTTGGCACCCATTGCAGTTCGGATGATGCAAGCTCTGGATTTAATTGTTTAGCGATATTTCTGACCGCTTCACTTTGCTCGCTTAACGGCTTATCCCAGTCCAATAGCTGATCTGGTGTTACGTCTATCTCTGTGCGGTATAGAGCGCCAGTTGGCTCTGGAAGATTTTGATCTATACGCCTATACGCAGACAGAGCGGAGTCACTAACTGTGCC